TACATACCTGGTTCGGCGTATACTTTCCCACCTTCTCCGATTTCTTCTCCTCGATAAGTTGATTTGCCGTTTTCGTACTTATAACCAGGGAAATATGGCAATACGCTTTCGGCCTCACCATGAGGTTCTTTCATCATCTCTGGAGCAGCATTAGATAAGAAATTATGAGTTTCGATATCTAAGTCAAGTACCGGTTCAGCAAGATTGCGATAATTAAACTTGTTCTGAGGTTTACGATTACCGCCAAATATAATTTTGGTTGTTAGAGTATTAGTCGTATCATTAACCGTCATTCCAGCTAAGTCAGCCAGAATTTGTCTTGCCGTCCAATCGGCAGATAGATGGTTAAATACAGCTTCGGTAGCTAATACGTCGTTGTCACAATACTCGGCAACCTTAATCCACATTTTTTCCGGTACAGGTTGATCCCAAGGTAAACCAAGTTCCTGGCGATGAATACCTAATTCGATTTCAAACTTTTTTAAGCTCTTTTTGTTTCCAGCCGATGCGAAATCATAAACGTCGGTATAAGACACATTGTAAGCCTCTCCGAAGAATGCTTTTTTATCACCACTAATAATTCGTCGTGATAGCTTATATAACTGTTCATTTGTATATCCCATCAATCTAGCGTATAGAATATGATTGTCGTACCTGCGACAGTTGAATCCAACAAGATTAAATCTCATTATCTCCTCAATTTCAGAGCTTGTAGGATTAATCATTCTTACGACCGGTTTACCTTCACCTTCGACTTTCCAGTTAACCAGAAATAAATTAGGAAAGACCTCCACGTCATAAAATATAAGTTTACTATCGTCTTTTTGTATTCCTAACGAACTTTCAGAGGATTTAAACTGCATCTTATTTGTGAGTTTAATGCAGTAATCAGCTTGATGTGTGCTACTTGCAGCAAAAGCCAATACCGCGTTACGCATATCAGTGACGTCGTATTTCAAGTCACTTGCGTAAGCATCTTCTAATATCTTGTAGATAAAATCGATACTTGGCTTAGTTCCAGGATGTATCTCTTTGTTGAGATTACGTTTTATCAAAGTCCTAAGCGCTTTCTCGCTTTTAATAGCTTCGAAATTAACCATCTTAACATCTCCTTTCAGTGGTAACCCAGAGCTAATATTAGCGATAGGTAAATTGTTGCACTTTGTAAGTTTCCTTCGGAGAGAGCTCTTACCAGTGAATACTTTTATTTCGATATGATCGTCATATACTCGACTGAGTTTTGTAGGATCGCCATTATAAATATAATGAAGATGAACTCCCTGTCCGCTTTTACTAAGCTCGGCATATGTAGAAGGCCATTTGCTGGCCTCCTCGACATTTCGTTCGAAGCATTTATTACCGTCTTTATCCGGAATATCAAAATCGATTACGATATGATTCTCCGGAACTTTAACGTAATGGATTTTAGTAGTATCTAAATCTGATAATTTCGTCGTGACGTTTTCCCATTTTTTAGATGGTGTTTCTTTCGACGTAGCATATTGAGCTGGATAATCTGCACACTCTTTATCAAATATAGATTCGATATTATCGAACTGAATAAGCTTTATTTTAGGTGTGTCCTTTTCCTCACTTTTTTCAGTGTCGAATTTATCTGTTCTAAAACCACTATAATAACTTCGAACTCTGGAACCGTCGTCGAGGTTAAATCTTTCATTATAGTCCCAGAAATAGTTTTTAAGCTCTTCTTTGAAATTGCGTTGAGAAAATGGGTAAGGAACTTTTGCATCATCGCAATATGTCTTGTACATTTCCCAAGCAGCTTTCAACGTAATTCCATCTTCGTTCTTAAATATGTGATACGAATCAATTATGAAATTGTAGAAATCGTTAGATGCGCCGAGCATAGTAGTTGGAATATAATCGTCATACTTACCTGGATCTTTTAAATATACTTCCTTACAATGATTAGCAATTGCTCCAAGTTCAAAGCTCACTTGTTTCATGGTAGTTTTATATTCCGTAGGACTTAATTTATTTCCTGAAGGAGAAACATCAATCAATCTTCGGATTAGACCAGATTTACCATCTGTAATCTTAACTGGTTTATTTGTTCCCATGAATAAGAAGCATTTAAAACGATTTGAATATGTCGATTTAAACTTCTCATTTACTGTCATAAGCTCATGAGAAACTAAACTGTTAAGTCTTGTGTTATCTTCGATCTTAGATAAATCACCATCATGCTGGATCGCTACAAGAGGATTGGTCTTAAATGCCTCTAAAGCAAAAGAGTTGCTCGATGAACCCAAAGCCTTTGCATCAAAGACTGAGTAATATCCATCGAACAACTGCTGTATGACATTTAATATAGTAGATTTACCTGTTCCGGCAGATCCATATAAAACCATGAATTTCTGTATATTTTTAGAATCCCCAGATACGATAGAACCGATAGCCCATTCAATTTTATGTCGCTCTTCCTCTGAATATAAAGTAGATATTAACTTATTCCAGGCTTTGGGCTCTCCAACTTCTAGTGGATAACTTAGTTTTTTACTCGCGTAATCTTTTTTATTGGTTTCGGTGTTGGAGAATATGAGAGTCTCATCAAGCATGTGAAAAGAATCTCGCATTTGCTTCTGGCAATATTTATGCCACTTATCGATCATCCCACTATCAGCGTCCCACATATGCAGAACCCTAACGTCGCCATCTATATCGTCACCATGTTCTTGCATATAATTTTCAAGCTCTTGATCGATAAGTCTCAGAGCGTCGCCTTCGTCGGTTGACCATAAACCGTATTCTTCAACCCAAATAGCGTAGAAGTCACCACCACGAATCATCAGATCTGCTGATTTTTTAATAATGAATTTAGGATATATCTCCACGATATCTTTCTTTGGTCTTCGCTTAGATATTTTCAAAAAATCAAGCATTACATTCGTTGTTCTCCTTTCTCGTCAAATAATAGTATCAAGATAATAACAAAGCTGATACCAGATTTCGACATCTCGCAAATCACGACAACAATGTTTGATTGTAAATAATCCGCCTTTACCATTAGGTTCATACTCTCGATTAAGAAACCTGTCGATGATTTCGTCGACTAATTCCCTATCAAATCGATCGTCAGTCATAGAACCTAAACCAAGATTCACTATCATACCCCAAAACCATTGACCAGTCCTATTACCTATAGTCGGGTCATCCATAATGTTTTCCTCGCAACGAATTGATAATGCAACCATCATTTCGAGGACACTACATGGACCGTCTAATATATCCAAGATTATTTCTTGTACATGATAATCATTTTGAGATTGAGCTAACGCGAATCGATATCTTAAATCTATTCCATCTTCGGCTCTGTTTTGATCTTTAGGTATCAAATATCTAAATTCGGTATCATGTAAACGCATCAAAAGTTTTTTATAAGAAATCTGTTTCGAATATCTTTTTCCGCATACTAAACCGAACAACCATTTGAAATATTCATTAATAATGTTTTCTCGTATCATTCGTCCTCCGCTAGATGCGGATTTTTATTTATGATGTCCGAGTATTTTCTTTCATCGAGAAGGATTTCGTAATAAGCTTTATATTTATCGTTTCTTACGAATACCGAGTCATCTTCCCATTCTCCGAAATGATCTAAAGATTCGATACCTACGACATCATCCACATCTTCTACAGGTTCATCCATATCGTCAGTTAATACTTTATCGGCGTAATAAGTAAGAGATATAGTATCGTATTCTAAAAGATCGCCAAATTCGTCTGGCGGAATTACATAAGGTTTCATATCGTCCACCTCCTTGTTATCATTTTTTATTTCATTAGCATAGTAACCGTAATGTTTGTTTATGAGTTCTTTGTAAAATTCTCTAGTAGGAAGACCGTCTTCTTCAAATTCTATTTCAGGATGCATCTCCTGTGCTGTTTTTTTAGCAGTCTCCGCATTTTCTTCGTGCTCTTCCTTTCTAGAAAATACCTCTTTGACGGAATCGATTTCTTCTTGAGCTATTCGCTCGTATTTAGTTTTTATCAATTTCCAAGTTACTGCCGAGCCGATAGCGGCCCCAGCAGCAAACATGAAAATATAACGTAACTTATTCTTCATCTGTGTCCTCCTCGTTCTTTATAGTTATGACCGTGAAAGCTAATCCCCCAAATAACATAGAAACGCTTAGTAATACACCTCCTACGAGATGTCTTTTACGTCTCGTGTTCATTATATAATCGAGCATGGATAAAGCGTATTCGATTCTATCCATACCATCCCCTCCTTCAGTTTAATTGTGAGATAACACAGCGATACCAGTTACGAAACAAATACCTGCCATGATAGCTAATGTGTAAGATATAACATTCAAATCTTTTTTCATTAGCAAATACCTCCTTTATCAGTCTTTCAAAGTGAACAAATAATAGTCAGCCGGAATATAAAACGTGTTTCCGATAGATATACCTTCTAACACATTCAGTTCTATCATCGTACGAATTGTTTCTATTCCAACATTTAACTTAACTGCGGCTTCTCTTTCGTTTAGAAAACCAATAAGTTTGTCATCTTGAAATACTGGTTCGTTTTCAAGGTCATTCTCTAAAATATAGATAATCAATTCTCTACCAGTCATTATCATCACCTCCCTCAAATGTGAGAGTAGTCGAGAATATCTTGCATATAGTTTCCGGACCCTATGCTATTTGGTCCAAGCATTCACATCTTATCCCAGATATTCCCGTCGACATTGAAGTCTAGTAGAATGCTTCTTTCATAACCGTTTACGAAATCTCTCTTAGCTTCGTTGTTTACGTCATAGATTCCGAAATCCACGAAATTATCACCTACAGGATTCTTTTCGTCGTAAATCCAACCAACAATCTGACCGGCTTTTGTTTTAGGAATACCAATCATCTCGTATACGTCATTCAAGAACAGAAAACCATTAGTTTGAAGTTTTTCGTTAGCGAAATTCTGCTGACGCTTGAGAAACGTCAAATTATACTCAGGATCTTTAGACCAACCTGGGCAAGCTTCGTCAAAGAATCTAGCATAATCGCTGTAAGTATTCGGATCTACTACACTTACAGTTTTCTTAACAATTTCTTCCTCGCCTTTTTCGTTGATAACTACTTCTTCAAACTCTTTGGCTTTGACATTGAATCTGAGCTCCTGGTCTAAAGCTTCTCCAAAACGTTCCACTACACGAGATCTATATTCTTTGAATCCTTTATCCACTGTTGCATAAGCAGCGGCCAAGGCGATATTTCTCTTGCGAAGAATGTTGTGAGATGTTAAGAAACATCCAACAGAAGCAACACCTAAAATAACCGAAGGCGCATATAACTTAGCGATTTTAACGCTAGTCTGTGTATAGACAATAACCTTATCTTTAGTAGCGTCTTCTTCAGAATATTTATCTGCGAAGTCTGGATTTGCTACTGTCTCGTTGATCTTTTCGATCGTATCGGTAGTTTCATCGAGAATGTCGCTAAGTTTGGTTGTAGCGACGCAAGCTGTGACCACAGTTGCTCCTACACCTACTACACCTACCACTGCTAAGATTTCAGGGCTGTGCTTTTTAATCTTGAAGCCTACTTTATGAAGACTTCTTGTGATGTTGTTTGATATTTTAGTTTTTTTCATGATTATTCATTCTCCTTTTCAAATAATTCTTCTTCCTCTTCTAATTCTTTAGGAACATTACACATAGTTAAAATTCCTAAAAACGACCCTATTCCAAAACCTGCAAAGCCAGTTGCAAGTACATACATCGTTCTATTGAATCCTCATTTACCAATAAAATAGGTTAATATCTTTTTATTTTCCATATCTACCTCCTCTGATAATTGATGCCGTAATTCCAACAAATCCTAAAACTATACATCCGCAAGCAAACATCAATGCTCTTTTTTCTAATTTTCCTATTTCCATCTTTATCCTCCTATTTAATATTTGATTTACTTACTTTCAAACTCCTCGTTGTTAATATACAAGACATGCTCTTCTTGTTCTTCGACTTTACTGATTAAATGTTCTAGATACCACGCTGCTTTACGTAAATCCTGTAAGCCGTTCTTAGACTTCCACCTACACATATATTTGATAATATTGCCTGTATCGGTTGCTTCGATGCCGTTAAGATTTGTTGTGAAAGCTTCAATAACATCGATAACCTCTAAACCAGATTCTGACTGGTAATGAGGTGGACGAGTCACCATTTCATCTTTAATTTCTCTAACTCTGTACATATTCTCTCCTTTCATTAATTTATAGGTAATGCCTTCGGTAACTTTAGTAAATATCCGTCTCTTACTCGTACGGCTTCTGAGTTTCGAATGTTAATCCATCCGTATTTATTGTCTGTGTAATTACAAGATTTACCTACAAGATCATATAGATCGGCAACAGTTGCTACACCGTATGTCTCAATAAGTTCATCCATTCTAGATAGAACTTCTTCCGCTTCTCCTCTAGTGTCCAAAATAAGATCGTCATATCCATAACCAGTTCTTGTTCGATTATCACGATATCTATCATCTCTTCGATCAGAATAATCACGGTATGACACATAACTGGAGTTTGAACGTTTCTTATTACTTCCGCTTTCACCATAAAGAATCATATCGATACCGTTAGTAACAATATCAGAAACAGCTTTTTTTAAAGCAGGAATCAATACATCGAGAACAACGTAAGATTTGATGTTCTTAGCATCTTCTGCGATAAAATCATCAGCAAATTTACGAATGCTGCTCTTTTTTCTTGTCTTAACGTTACCTTTGACGACTTTTTCTAATTTCTTTCTATCGTCAGAAGCACTGTTAAGGTCTTCTTTAAATTTGTGAGAGTTTGGTTTGAAATCAATTTCACTCATCTACGACATCTCCTTTACTTAAATAAATCTGCTAAACAATCGAAGAATAACTGTTCACCATCGTCCTGATGACTGTCATTTAATATGACTATTTCTCCTGGCAATCCGATACGTGTGTTTCGAGTTTTACAGTTTTCCTTCTTAAAACGATATGCTAAATTATTACGAGCTTTAATTTCTGATGGGGCATACGTAATCGCTGTCCATTTCCGAACAATAACTTTACCTAACTCGGTAACAGGTCCGGAATATAAATATTTGTGGTAGCTCATAAATATCCTTTCTAAAAAAGTAAAAGAGAGTACCCTGTTACGGATACTCCCATCTGATTTAATACTGCTACTTTTACTCTTTGTCTTTCGCCATGTCAATCACATTTGAATCGTAAATCGTGTCATCTGCTTCTTCAAATAACTTATCGGTTTTACGCTGTTCAACTTTGTCTTTAATCTTGCGTACGATTGGTTTTACTACATACTTGTGAGCTAATGCGCTCGCTGCATATACTACAACGCCTCCTACAACATTCTTAACTACATTGTTTCCAGACTTAGTAACCTCAGTCATTACTGCTTCTACAGGTTCCTCTACGCTTTCTAACATTTCATTGATTTCCATTGTTATTTCTCCTTTCAATGTAAAAGTTGTTAAGTGTTATCTCATAATAGCGTTTGTAAATTTCGCGCTAAATTACACAAACCTCGAAAAGTCATATCGAGGAGCAATACAATAATCGACCACAATACACGGAGTCCCATCATCCGCTATCTGGGAACTGAAATCTAGTTCAATCATACCCTTGTCAATATCCCATCCGAGATCGTCACTAATGGCGGTATGATCTAAACCTAGTTCGTCATAAAACTCGCTTAATGATACATACATATCTCCGCTTAACATTCTTTTATTAAGATCGTTTTCAGCTTTCTTAATACGCTCAATGTCCGATTTGAAATATCTACCTGATATAGTGTCATAACATAAAGTATCTCCTCTTTTTGTTATGATGACTTCGCTCTTACTAACCGGCTTTTTATCGATTCGCTCCTTACTGACCTTATCTCTTATGGATTGTTCTTTCTTTTCTCCGACAGTCTCAACTACTTTATCTCTATATTCGGACAAAGCTGTCTCCGAAATCTTGTAAGCTGTTGCTAATGCTGCGTTACGTCTTGTGTTTACGGAACTTGATCCAAGAAGGCAAGCTATTGAAAATACGCATGTTGTAGTGGCCGGAATATAGCATTTCCAACATATTTTAATTTTCTCAGGCACACTTAATTCTTCACGCCTATCGCGTTGCTCTTTTTCGATTAACATAAGAGCTTTAGGCGTAGCCTTTACAGCAAGTACGGTTGTCGTAAGCATACCTGTAATCCCGATACCCATAAGAATCTCGGGACTTCGTTTTGATACAAACGCACGAGTGCTTTCGACAAGTTTTGGTAGTTTAGGTTTGTTCATTTTTCTTCTCCTTTCAACGCAAAAATAAAAGAGTCCCATATTAGGACTCTCCCATTTGTTCAGTTATTTGTTTTTTAATGCATTTTCAACGGCTTTACTTACTTCTTCAGCAATTTTGATTTCCATCTGTTTATTGCCAATCCATTCGTTAGTAAGGGTTACACCCACACCAACTACAGTAGTTGCAATACCAATAATTTTCATCATTTTTGTGTTCATAGTAATCGTCTCCTTTTCATTATAAAAACTGAATACACTTCTTCATAAAGTAGCATGTAATTTTCGCGAGTTTAGTAATTTTCGAAGTCAACGTTTGGTTCTGTATAATTAATGATGAAGCATTCTAAGCCATCTTCCATTTCTACTTTTTCATGATAGAAATTAATCCAAGAACTCCAATACATTTCAAACATTTGAGCTGAAGACCAACCTACAAATTCACCATAATCCACTGTTGGAATCTCTAATAATTCATAGAGTTCGTTTAAACTAACGTAACAATCTTCTGATAACATTTTATTAATCTTATATTCGGCCATTAATACAGTTTCGTTAGTTGCTCTGAAGTATCTATTGGAATATGGATCATAGAATAATTGTTTACCGTCATCTTCTTCTAGATCTTCATCATAATGATCTTTAGCTATTTCGTTTCTAATTTCTTGCTCTGCTTCTTTACCGTGTAATTCCTCTACTTTTTTTCTATACTCTTTATAAGAATTATCAAGTACAGCATAAGCGCTTATAAGAGCCGCCTGTTTGCGTTTATTCAAATAGTTAGCTCCAAATATACAAGCCATTGTCGATACTCCTATCAATACGGATGGAATATAAGCAGGGCCTGCTACTTGAACAATTTCTAATTTTGTAAGTGTTTCTCCTTTCTCTTCCTCGGCCTTGTCCAATAACGATAACGCTTTTGGCGTAGCCTTTACCGCAGTGACAGAAGTTACTATTACTCCTCCTGCTCCGACAAACGTAAGGATAGTTGATGAATTTCGTTTTAAAAATCGCTTCGAGCTTTTTAATAAGTTGTTCATGTAAAACATCTCCCTTTTCTTTTTGTGAAAAATTAAAAAGAATAGGCTAAAGGGACCATCGAAGTCCTTTAGCGGCGGAGACATCTAAGTCTCTACATTCGTGTCACACCACTTCTATCCTTTCATAATACCCCTTGTAAATTTCGCGAATAAAAAGAATAGGAGTCCAAGTTTCCTCAGACTCCAGCCTTTTATTTAATCCAATTTTCTTTAGCGAATAATAACGGTACTCCTAAAAGCAACATTAATACTAATGCAGTACAATCTCCTTTAGATATAATTGCTGCAACACCCCCAATAGTAAACATACTTACTGCTATAAGTTTATTCTTGTAGGTTTCACCAAAATATCTTTTGAATCTGTCCTTTAAGTCATTAAATGCCTTTTTCATAATCGTTACCTTCCTTTCATAAAGTAGGATGTAATCGTCGCGAAAAAAAAAAAAAGAGAAGTCTATGTAAGACCTCTCTTGCTAAGATATATCAATCTTCTTTTTCATCTTCGATTCTAATTAAATAAACATTATTTTTTCTTTGTATGCACATTATACCGTGAAGATTATAATTTTTTATAGATCTGCTTAAAGCAGCGGCACATGATGTTGGACTATTATGAGTATATCCCTCAACTTTAGCGCATCCCATTCTGCTTTCAATAAACTGCTCTAATAATAACAAATTATTACTTTTCTTATATAATGATCTTTCTTTCAATACTTCGTTCCTGTTTACTTTAACTAATTTCATATCGAACTCCTTTCGATTCTCAAATATACCTTTCATAATATAAATTGTAAAAATATCGAAAATATAAAGTTTTTCACAGGACCTACGGTATTACCGACCTCAAAAAAATCGCTTAGAACGCAAAATAGAGCCTCGTTTTTTCGGCGATTTTATATATTTTTGCGGTCAAATACGGTTTCCCATCGTTTTCGCTCTAAAGGCTTCATTTTAAGTGCCCACATTATTTGTCTAATCGTAACAGTTGGATACAGCCCGTCTTTACACGTACCAGAACGAATATCGAAGAACGCTTTGAAACCTGGATGTAAATATATATCATCGGTTAACCATGGATCTATCCAACTCCACCAAGTAGCTTTTGTGTCAGGATCAAATCGTTGTTGTATGACCGCTAATCCTTTTTCTCCTATTTGGAAAAGAGTACATTCGTTATAAATAGGATGGCTGCAATTATATGTAGTACCATACATAGACAAATAAATAGATGGTTTCTCATAGTGATATCTCATAAACAACCTCGTCTGTAAAAATAAAAGAAAGAGCCCTTGTTAGAGCTCATTCATAATAGTATTACATTCTTACTTCTTAGGAAGTAATTTGTTAATGAAACCTCTTCCCATTATCGTCGTGATTGTTCCTTCCTTTTCGAATTCAATAGTCTTTATCGTTCCCCAAATCGTAACCATTGTAGGTATAACGATACCGGCTACAGCTATGCCATTTCTAACAAATCGATCTTTTCGTTCCTCTTCCATCTGTTTCAGTTTTAAGTCATTGTCGTTTTCTCGACTTTCAACTTTTTCCTGAACTTCAATGTTGAGTTTGTCCATTTCGATTGCTTTGTCTACAAGCTTAGTCAGTCCGTCAACCGTAACTTTGTACTTTTCAGAACCCAATTCAATCTTTTTCAATTCTTCAAGTTCGGATTTAATCTCATCGTGTAATAACGTTTCGATTTTCATTTAAGTTTCCTCCTTTTGATTTCTAAGAATTAATACCCTTCATACCATAACAAGTTATTCACGCGTATTATCGATTTTGAAAGTTACATAACGAGCCGACTTTATTTTAGAAAATGATTCTTCATCGTTAAATTCTACATACATCTTATTATCTTTTGTAAGAACAATTTTCCCTATAGTTTTCGGTTTGCTAAAATACACGTATATCAAATGATATACACCCATCAACACGAATAATATGCTTGGTAATAAAACTTCCATTTACTCCTCCTTTCTAAAATGTTTTTCAAAAAATCCCACCCGGGGAATTTTTCACTTTACAAAAATATCATCGTTTGTTGTCACCTGCGTACGGAAAATATAAGTCGGTTAATCTAGATTAAGAAAAATATCTAACCTAGAATAAAAAAGAAAGAGCCATTGCTGGCCCTAATCTTCAGAACTAATTTGTTTCATGATTTTCTTGAACTCTTCACTATCAAGTTTTATGTCTACGTTCGTGCTGATATTTGTTTCTCCATCAATCATGCTAATATCTAATTCATTAAGCTGAATATCTATTTTGCATCCATACTTTTTCTTTATAGATCTAGCGATTAATTTTGAAACGATACCTCTCATAAATTTAGTAGATAATTTAACTTTCATTTCGTCCATGTTAACCTCCTCTTTCTATATTAGTATTCATAAAGGAGAATGTTTTAATCGCGAAAAAAGAAAGAGCCCTTGTTAGGACTCCTCTTATTGTTATTCTTCGGATTCTTTCTCCTCTCTTTCTATTACTCCATTTGCAATTGCTTTTATAACTTTGTACTTCATCTCATAAAATCCGATTAAGTACCCAGCTACACCAATTACCGCATATTTGACATATTTTTTCATTTTAAATCCTCCTTTAGAATATCTTTCATAAAGTGGGATGTAATTTTCGCGAAAAAAAAAGAATAAGAGTCCCATATCAGGACTCAAATTCAATGAATACAATTCCTCCAACAACATAAACGCTAGTGTTATTCATATTCGCTTTTAACATATTAGCTACTTTATGCACTGGTAATTTACTTGTAAATCCGTAGAAAACCAGATCATCCTTGGTATACACATGTCCTACTGAATTTTTCACTTCAATATCAACTGTGTATTTACCAAGACAATCCATTGCTCCTAATTTTTTTACAACATCGTTTTTGTTCGCACATAAAGTAATTTTATACTTCTTGTTAAACATAATAATCTCCTCCATTTTGTTGTTTTCTCATAATACACCTTGTAAATTTAGCGAAAAAAAAGAGCCCTTGTTAGGACTGAAAATTGTAAATTTTATCTATTTATTATAAACTCTTAAATCAATCCCGCATCTTATTTAATAACCAAAAGAAGCGTCTGTATCTGTCGTAGTAAGTATCTCTACTGCAAGGAATATCTAGTTTTGATTTCAAGTATGTGTAAGACATTCCTTCAGTAACCGCCTTCAAAATATAAATGTATAAATCTTTATCCGCCTCCATTGCCGCGCTTTCTACTGTTTTTATTCGCTCTGCATAATACGCTTTTCTTATTGCGTATGTTGCCGTTAAATCTGCTGGTACATTACTTGACGGAAACCGATCCATCAATGTGGTTGTTACGCCTAATTCATTCAAAGCAGCATAAGTTTTCTTCCACGACGAATACTGTAAACAGAAATGCTTTAATTCGTAATACCTATGTCGATCAATCCAATACTTATTTTTGGTTGATAATTCTGGGCGAATCGGTGTTGCCATTTTGATTTTTCTCCTTCATTTTATTCTTCCTGCATTTATCTGCTTTTTTAAGAAATTTAATAGTGGCCTCTTCCAACTCCTCTCGATTAACTTCTCCTCTAATATAAATAATTGCGTTCTTGTGTATATACCGCTCCACAGCTATCTACTCCGTGTTAGAAATATATCCAACGCTTCTAAGTTAGTTAATCCTAGAACTTCTTTTAACTTAGCTGCTTCATTTACAGTGAATGTATCGAAGCCATTTAGTTTACGATAAAAAGAAGACCTATGAATATCGATCAAATCAGCAGTCTTAGCTACATTTAATCCCTTTTCGAATATCTTACCTTTCAATTTATTCGCATTCATGCATATCACCTCTCGCTGTATTTGTCGCTCATCTGCAACAACACGAGAATATCACCGACTTACTTTTTATGTCAATAACTTTTTCGCATAAAGTGAAAACGATTTATTCTAGAATACAATTTATTTGCATATGTGCGATTCATCATGTATTATGGGGTTTATTAGGAGGTTGTTTAATGACAATAGGATAAAAAATAAAAGAGCCTGTCATAGTGACGGGCCCTCTTTTTAGTTTTATGCTATAAAATCATTATCCACTTGACACTTATGATAAACTTTCTTTATGTATTCCATGTCCGTGTCAATTTTTCCATTAGTCTCGTTTCTACGTTCTAAAATCTCGTGATACTTATCGTATATTTCAAAAATATGACCAAACTCTTCGTGGGAATGCAAAGACTTATTTCGACAACTATTTGCAAAGATCAAGATCTCATATCGTATTCGATCACGTTCATTTTCGTCTATGCGATTACTGTTAACGATTAGTTCTTCTGACAACTTATCAACTTTTTTAGACAAATCGGCGTTTATCTTATTACCTACGGCCGCTAAAATGTACGACCAAGGATTGACTTTGATCGGGGCAATTTCGATAATAAGAAAAACAATAGCAGTTACACCAATACCACCACCAAGTATTTGCCCGATTGTCATTTCTGCAATATGCATTATAAGGGCTCCTTAGATGTTTTTTATTGACTTGCTTCACATACCAATTGGTTTATAACAAGCGATTGTGTAGTTGTATCATAGCTATAATCCATTAAAACCGTATGAGTATGGTCCGCTTCGGCTTTACTGTTTAAAAGAGTTTTGATTTTCTGATAGCCATAATTAATTACCTCCAAACATTTGATCGATTTCTTCATTAGTTATACTGTCGATCTCATCGACATTTCCAGTTCCACCGGTAATTTCGATATTACCGTTTTCATCAGGCTTGTTACCGTTAATAGTTAAAACTGATACTTCCGCCTTAGATAAGGCCTTATCGATTTCTTCGGATGTGAACTTGGACACATAAACTTTTGTTGCCATAAAAATCACCTACCGTTAAGTTTCTGTGTAAGTTCCGTCAATCATTTCATCAACCTCCTTGATATGGGCCCAGGTATAGGTTATTTGAAAACGTATATTTCGGATTTTACATAAACATCACCTCTTTTCTATGATTCGACTGCGAACAACACAAGGTCGTCATCAGTCTGAGGTGTATTTTCATCGAGATTTAATAAGTCTTCGACTTTTTTTAAAGTCTCGGTGATTTCAGTTTTGCTTGAGGTAAATTCACCTTCATAAACCAACTTACCGTTTACGGTAATTTTATAACGAGTGCTCATTGTTACTCCTCCTTCTCCGGTACATTTTCTTCAGAAGACTTTTTAAGATTTATAAGTTCGCCGTTAAGTTTGCGAAGTCTAACTCTTACCATAGCAACAACTTCTACAGCATCACCTTGAACGGGTATAGATGATACAAGATTATATATATCACTAACTTCTTTTAAAACATCATCCACAGCCATCCTCCTTTACAAAGTATCTATCAGACTATTTAGTTTTGACATAAGAGTTGTAAAATAACTTCCGTAGATTATATCTCCTTTACTAACTTCCGAGATACCAGTGGAATATAAAGCTCCAATATTAAATCTTAAGGAGTTAAATCTTGTAGCCGTAATTTCCTTGTCAGAACTGGTCATACGTGTTGCAGAATATGAAGCATAATTTGAGCTCCACGAATATCCGGCATATTCTCTAACCTCTAACACTTTCGCACACATATCATTCCATACGTAATATGAGAAATCAGTGGTATAACCGTTACTGGTTACTGCCGTATATGCATTCCTTGTCATGACAGTTGTAGCTTCTCCGTTAGAGGATGTCCATGACCAATAATCAGGTAGTGGAACTGATTCTTCATCAGTAGTGAAATATTCAGCACCAAGCCAAGTGAAACTAGTATCCCATGTTCCGTATTGTACGTTTACAATGTAATCAGTACCAGAGTCTAATCCGTAGAACGTCTTAGTCATAGTAGAACTGGTAGCAGTATACCTCTCATCTACTGTAGTGTCCGATGAATCAGATTCTAAACGGATAAAGAATCGAACTGTATAACCAGTAGTCAAACCAGTAGCTCGAATGGTTACAGACGATTCCGTATAACTTGAAATAGAATATGAAGCCATAAAATATCACCTACCCAAATGTAGCTGATAGACCTAAAACTTCACATTCATTGAAATCTACAGTCCCGTTAAAATATGTATGTGTAAAATCCCAATAAACTAACGCACCATCTGGCGAACCGATATTTATGTTCGGTGCAGTACCAGCATAATATCTTACTTCGAAGAAATGATATTGCGAATTGTTATAATAACCATACAAATTTAATGATCCAGAACCTGATGTTTCAGCGAAAATATTAAAGTCGTTACCATAAAAAGTACCAGCAATAATATTAGGAGATTGGATCTCAGTTTCGGATATATACGTACTATGTATATAACTTGGTAATATAGCATCTTCTCCCGGATCGCCTTTTGCACCGTCAGTACCTCTGAACTGATATGGTTCTCCCCAGGTCATTCCTCCGTCAGTCGAATCTCTCCTAAATTTATCAACCGAAGACATAATATCATGCCAACCAGATTTACCATCTATGGAGAATTGATATCTTGGAGCAGCATTTTCTATAGTAGTTTGTGTTTCTTCATCCAAGTCCTCGAATGTGATAGCTCCGGTTAAGTTGAGGTATTGAGCTTCAATTTTTCCGGTCTTAATACATCCGCCGTTAATGGTTGTTGTCCCATTTGCCAAACTTTCAAATGACACAAGACCTTTCATATGAATGCCCATTTCATCTACAGTGATACTACTAGCAGCGGGATCGCTTAAGTTACCCGTAACTGTTGCGGTATGGTTTTTAAGAGACACTATTACTCTATCTCCATCAGAAACTTTAACTGTGGATTTAACAGGAGTTAATGCATCAGCGCCATCAATTTTAACGTAAAGCTGATCTTCAAGTTGCGATATCTCTCCGTAGACAGTTGCTTCACCACTTGATAGCGGTTTATCGTTAGTTATCTCAGCAAATGATTTTACTAAACTATTTGATAGATCCATAAGATCACCTCCATAATTTAGTAGTATACACGGCAGTCTCTTCCACAGGACAACCGGTTTCACATTTTATAGATTGAGATATAACTTTGGCTTTAATGTTAGAAATTCCTGATCGTTTGTAATTAAGAGTTACGCAATCCCCTATTCGCACTGGACAATAACTGTGTTTATACGTAATAGTATGTTCAAGACAAGATAAGTTACGTAACAATTGTGTAGCGTAATTATCAATATATTCCTGAGAAGGAACACCTGCAAAATTAGGGTTGTTTTCTCTATATACAACTTCGCGACCTCTACTAACCGTGGATACTGGACTGTTTTCATCGTCGTTAACTATGCGAGAAAACATGTAACCAACGCCTGTAGAATATACAACTTCTACAACATTCGGTATACCGTAGAGGTCACGTTCATTGGTTATGTCAGGATATAAAATCGAACTGTTATCGTCATTATATGTCCATACAGATCTTAGTGATGCTGTATCCTGTTCCGGCTCAAATATAACTCTACCTAATTCGTCAAGACCGAATCTGTATTTAGCGTTAAATATCAAGTCGGTTAAAAATGACAACCATGTATCGTCAAGATTAGAAACAAAATCTGAAGGAAGCTCAGTATCGACAGTAATAGGAACAACTGGAGCTCTCATGTTTTCTCGACATAAATTAGCTGCCACTCCCATAGTATTAGATTTTTCTAATATAGAATAACCGATAGGAGGAACTGTGCTTTTAAGTTCGATTAACGGAGTGTACGCATCCATAGACATCGACTTTTTCTTACCATCAAATCTTATGGACGGAGTCTGGACGAGCACCGTACCAAGAGGAATCTTTTCTATGTATCCATTTTGATTTACAACAAGATATGCTCTGATATAGCATTCGTCCATGACTTCGTTACAATTAATTGTGGCCGAGCCAAGAGTACTCGACGATAGATCTCTATTTATTGTACATTCAGTTATCGTATCGATGAGTCTTTGGTCCTTCCAAGTAGCAGGATCTACTAAATAAAATTCGAAAGTTTGCTGCATAGAGGATGTCCAATCTATCATTACATACCTCCTTCAACACGAGTAACTTCTAACGTCACAGGAACAGTTAATGAGAGATGTTTTATTGGCATTCCGACTTTAACATGAGCCCAATATCCTGTTCCTGATGGTTCGCGAACATATACGTCACCCCTCCAGGCTGCTAAACGACGCAAAGCATAAATCGTTTCAACATCCTGTTTATCTATATCAGTAGACCACGTAGCAGTTTCACCACGTTGTGTCCCGTAATAACTAACAGGATGTTCTCGACCGATATATTCGATAAGAGATACATCTGGATCATACTTTTCAGTAATATCCACGTTATAAGGAAGCCGTATCATAGATCCGGACCAAGGAAAGTTTTCAGATCCGTCTTCATTCAAATAATTAAACTCGGACCATATTTCGTCCCATTGAATAACAATAGATGGCTCTTTAACCGGGTAGCCGGGAATATCCTCATAGTTCACGTTACCGGTAGCCTCGTTTCTTGCTACTATACGATATCTGGCATAATCTAAAGATGGATGTGGATCTGTAACAGTATCCACTCCAGAATTACTTATATTAGTACCTATCTCTGTGAATCGTCCGTTAGCTTCCCTTCTGTATACAGATAAAGTAACTCCGTCTACAAGATCTCCGTTATATCCTATACAAATAGGTGTAATATAAGCACAAAGTGAACCGTAGTCTATCGATACTCCAGCATCAGGATAATATTCATAGACTTCCCACTTTACAGTAAATTTTGTAGTTGCTTCTGCGGTAAGACCAGAATTCATAGACACTATAACTTTCAACGTGTATGTCTGATCGTTTTTTAGCATTAAGTCTCCAGCCGACAAAGATAGAGCAAAATTTCTATCAGAGCTATTGAATACTTTAGAATATATTTCAGATCCAGCAGATACTATGATAGGATTTCCGATAACATCCTCGGACTCATATGTTGTATCAGATATAATTGTTACGTTATAGCTAATAGGCGTCTGACTTGCCGGCCAAGCGGAAGTTGAAATATCAATAGGTAACGTGTTAATTACACCGTCATCAGCAGATATAGATAAAGATAAAGCTGGAGGAGCATATAAATTAATGGTTCTCTGTACAGACCAAGGACCATATTCGTCAAGAATACCTTTAGTACGAACTGACCATAATATTTCGGCTCCTTCATCATAATTTAACGAATCGAAAGAATACTGATATATAGGTTCATCTTGTTCCTCATCTGTAACAGTGCCATCGACTGTGATAATACGCTCGTCTCCGTTCACAATTAACTTTATCTCCGATTCAGTCATATGAGATCCGTCTTCGCAATTATGAACCCAATATAAATAAATTAACTCGCCTACTATAACAGTAGTTGTTAACGACCAAGTTGTAGGAGCTTCTGGAGGAGTGCCTATCACTGTGGATACGACATTACTCCAACCAGAATTTCCGTTTTCATTGACAGCCCTTACTCTAAAGAACCATTCCTTACCTGTTTCCAACCCTGTTACATAAGCTGTGGTATCTGTTACAGTTAACGAATGAGGTTCTGACGAACTATCGAAATACGATTCACTTGTAGCGTATTCTACTTCGTAACTTGTAGCACTATCAGACGCATCCCATGATACTCTGACAGATGATCTACTTGCAGCTCTACAAGTAACGTTAGTTACTGAATCAGGAACCGTTGATTCTTCACTTGAGAAAGGAGACCATTCGCCATATAAATAATCATAAGCTGTAGCATTAACTGTTCTACATCTTACACGATATTTATGTCCAGCGAATACTTTACAAACATAAACCGCTCGTTGAGTTTTAACAGGAACCCATGCTTTTGTATAAGGAGAATCACCGCTATAAACCTCGAACTCTATATAATCTGCTTTAGGATCATCAATGTTTTCTACAGTTGCTGTTAGAACGTATTTATCTATTTTGACTGTAGGAGCCGAAGACAATTCAGAAGGCGGCATAGAGTTGATATAGTATTGCGATGTCACAGCAGTACCAGTCCAGTAGTTCCTATCAACTTCGTTATCGCCAACCTTGACTTTGTAAGTTTTGGACACTGGCTTTACTGAAATCTTTACTATGGTCGCGTTATCTGGCGGACTATATAGTGAGTTTTTTTCTGTGGTATCTGAAGTTCCGTCTGTGAACCAAATAGGAGTTCCACTCTGGTCTTTATTACCTGTACTGTAACTCCATTTCACTTCGAAATGATCTAAAGTTCCACCTGTAGTGGAAGAAGTAGAAGTCGAAGTAGAAGTAGAATTGGAAGAAGATACCGCAGTCAAGTATTTAGTATTAACCGGACTGTTAATGTTGTAAATTCCATCAACACTCTTACCGAGTACAGCTCTATCTCCCTTTATTTGGCTTACATACCATCTTCGACTCTGTACCCAGCTAGGCATACTAGCGCCGTTATAATATGTCGCACCAGATTTAATTGATACGATACTTCCTGTTTTTATAACACCACCAGTACCTCCAGTACCACCTGAACTGCCTGAACTTCCAGAAGGGGCTGTGAAACTCCAACTGGCGTATAATCTACTGGCACCACTTTGTACATCAATCCTAAGATTACTTACCTGAGCCATTCTTACACCCTCCTTTCCATTTTAGCTGCTCTAACCAGAGTCTTAATCGCATCAGCAACATTGCTTCCGTCATCGTATGTAATGCCTTCTATTACATATGACGAACGATCGATACCACTTAGATCTTTGCGGAGCTTATTGATAGCATAGACAACATCATCGTTAACTCCATTTTGATTCCTATTCATGCTTGAACTGATAGATTTTACGTTAGCCATCACGCCTATAGATGGAGTCATATCAAGCATACCGTTTAAAGTAGAAGTTCCTTTTGAAACGTCACTTAAATCGAGAACAGGCCTTATAGTAGGTCTAGCATCTATTCCGTTTTCAACCATTCTGGTTATTTTAGAAACAGAATCTGAAATCGAACTAGTAGCAGTATCACCCATATCATAACCGGCATCATAAACAGCAGAACCCATCTTTTTAATACCGATTATCAAACCTTCACCTAACCATTTACCATTCTGTATAGTTAGTTTTGATGGTGAATTAGATTTCTGACCATCTTTTTCACCTTGTGCTGCTTTCTGACCTAATTTATAGCCAGCGTTATATGCAGCTTGGTATTTGGATTTGATACCTTCTACTAATCCGGAACCTAAATATTTACCAGCAGATGTAAATTGTGAATAGTTACTTCTAATAGCCCCAGCAGCTCCAGAAGCAAGAGTTTTAAATGCCGAAGTTACCCCTGATCTTCTGCCTTTTACAGTTTTTTCTAATCCATCAACTAATGATTTAGCGGCCGAATTTATCTGATTCTTATAAGACTTAATAGCTTTTGTTGCTCCAGAAAAAGCCGTCTTCATAGCGTTACTTATAGACGATTTATTAGAACTTATCGTTTTGTTTATAGAGGTCATCGTATTTTTAACTGATGCCACCGCTGACGACAGTCCTTTAGTATCAACGCTAATATCAGACACTTTAATATTGTTTAACGAATTAGCCGCTTTTACAAATTTTCCGACATTACTAACGTTAGTATTGTTAACGCTTTTTATAGCATTAATAATTTTGTTGATTGATGATACAGCAGTAGAAACTCCGTATGTATCGATTGATGATAATTTCGAAGCGCAAGAATTTATGTTTTTAGCGAAAGTGACTAACGAATCTCCATTAGAAACGTTTATGTTTCCAAATTTCTTAAACGCATTACTGAGGGTATTAAGTGGTTCAGCTATAGCCTGAACCTTTAAACTATCTAAAAGCGAGAATTCCTTTACGCCATTAGCTACTCTCTTTAGACTATCTTCCAAACCTTCTGGTACAGTAACTCCAGCCCACTTCTTAACAGAGTCGGCTAATTTACCAAGAGGTCCGTCTATAGCACTAATAGACCATCCACCTGCGAAAGCGAAACTAAATGCTTTTATTCCGTTAGCAAGACTTTTAAGACCAGGTTCTAATTGCTCTGAGACGACAACTCCAGACCATTTTTTAACTGAGTCAGCCAATTGACCAAGAGGTTCTGTGATTGTGCTTAAAGACCATCCACCGACAAACGCGAAAGTGAATGCCTTAATACCATTAGCAAGGCTTGTGAGATTTGCTTGTAAAGTAGGAGGGACAATTACGCCCGCCCACTTTTTAACCGAGTCGGCCATTTGACCGACAGCAGGAGCAGATTCAGCAAGAGCACTCGCACCGAAACCACTAAAAGTAAACTCTAAAAGAGCATCAGCAAGAGCAGCTAAATTTTCGGTTAAACCTTCTGGTATAGTAACGCCAACCCATTTTTTAACGGAATCAGCTAACGCACCTAAAGGTTCTGCTACAGTAGCTATGGAAAGAGACCCAAGAATTGAGAACGTGTTTGCCAATCCTCCGAGGGCCAAACTACCGAAAGCAGAGTTCATAGCCGTTAGACCATTAGAAACAGTTTCAAAGTCTATAGTTCCGAAATTTTTAAGAGCATCGGCTAATTCATCAAGAGGTTGTACTATTGCGCTTATAGAAAGAGCGCCTAAACCGGATAAGGTGTTTAATAAACCACCAAGAGCAACTTCGCCAAGAGCACCGCCCATGGCAGCAAGACCTCTTCCGATTTCATCCCATTCCATAGAGCCGAACTTGATAAGTGCATCAGCGATTTGTCCAAGGCCTTGAGCTGCTAACGTTATAGTCCCCGCTCCGACAAGTCCAGCGATGTTTGTTAAATATCCAAGAGCCCCACTAACTACGCCTAATTCGACTAAGGCGCCGCCCATAGCGACTAAGCCTCTACCTATTTCTCCCCAGGACATAGTGCCAAATTTCACAAGAGCATCAGCAAGTTTACCAAGTCCTTGAACGCCGAGTAATATAGTACCAGAACCAATAAGTCCGGATAAACCAGCTAATCTACCGAGAAGACCGCTGACGACAGCTAGTTCGGTAAGAGCTCCGCCCATTCCGACGAGTCCTCTTGCTACTTCGCCCCATTCCATATCACCGAACTTAATGAGAGCATTCGCAAGTTTATCAAGACCCTGAACACCAAGAACGATTGATCCAGCTCCAATGAGTCCCGATAAACCTCCTAACTTACCGAGAAGACCACTTACTATTCCTAACTCAGCTAAGGCTCCTCCCATTCCAGAGAGTCCTCTTGCTATTTCGCCCCAGACTAAAGAACCGATGTTTTTTAAACTAGCGGCAATTTCATCAAGAGATTTTACAGCAAGTACAATAGATCCAGAACCAATAAGACCTGATATACCGGCTAACTTACCGAGTACACCACTTACAACACTTACTTCGGCTAAGGCTCCTCCCATTCCGGTAAGTCCTTTTCCGATCTGGTCCCAATCCATAGATCCAATTCGTTTGAGGTTTTCCGAGATTTCGTCAAGTGAATCTACGGCAATCACAAGAGACGCTGCCCCAGCAATACCTGAGATTCCAGATAACTTACCTAGTACCCCGGTAACAACTCCAAGCTCAATAAGAGCTCCGCCCATGGCAGTTAGACCTCTAGCTATATCACCCCAAGACATATCGCCGAGTCGTTTAAGGTTTTCGGATATTTCATCAAGGGATTTTGAAGCTATTAGTACAGCGATGCCTCCGAGAATAGCTTTACTGCCACCTACTTTACTGAGAATCGAAAGAACGCCTGTAAATTCGGCAAGAGCACCACCCATAGCGGTAAGACCTCTTGCGATTTCTTTCCAAGACATTCCTCCGAACTTAACAAGTGATCCAGCAAGCATTTCGCAAGCTTTAGCGAGAGCAATAATAGAAATACTTGTTCTAAGTGTGATATTTCCATTCTTGCCTATAATCGATATGGCTTTCGATAAAGCAAATATAGAAGTACCTATGGTAACAAGACCTTTTGCTATATCTTTCCAAGATAAACCATCAAGTTTAACCATCGCTGAAGCTAAAATATCGACAGCTTTAGCGACAGCCATCATAGCTATTGCGCCTCTTATAGCTCCTTTAGCCTGAAATTGTACGAGCGTTTTAGATAATCGTATGAATCCGGAATTCAAAGCAGCTATCATAAGGCGAATCGCAATAAGACCTTTGGCTATATCAGTTGCGTCAATTTTAGATAGCTTTTCTAACGCGGAAGTTAATAAAGTAATAGCAACAGCGATTCCTACGAAAGAAGCAACCTTGATTCCTTCAGTGAAAGCTTGTAATGAGCCGTTTATGGATTCAAGAATATCTCGGAATTTAGTAGAAGATTCACCGGTTATTCCTCCGATTATATCTCGTATTTTTCCTACTACATCACCAAGCTTGCCTGCTAGACCCGATATCTTTTTGGCGACTAAGAATATACCGCCTCCGGCTAATCCTGCGAATATGTCACCAATGGATATATTCTCTCTTATCCAGTTAACGGCGCCGCTTAAAGCCCCACTTATTTTGCTAAAAACATTAGAAACAATCTCACCAAGACGACCGAAGAAATCACCTAGATCGCTGACTCCGCCCATCACAGAGGATATAGCACCAGATATTCCATCTAAAACTAGAGATATACCATCTCCGATGACAGAAAATACTTTACCAGCTTTAATACCTTCGTTAAGTTTGATGAAAAATGTTCCGAAAGCAGCAGTAATGCTTAGTATCGCATCACCTATTGAAGAAACGCCGCTTCCTGTTAGAAAGTTAACAAGCGGTTCTAATACTGCGGTAATAGCTTGTTTACCGATATCGAGAATAGAAAATAAACCTTTAAACGTAGTTTTAAGCTTCTCGCTTTGCTCTTTACTAAGTCCAAGGTTTTCGGTAAATTCTTTAAGTCGTACTGTTATATTGTATAACTGCTCTCCTGTCATAGCAGGAAATATATCTCTGAATGCATCTTTAATGGGGTTCACTATACTCATTAAAGCTTTGCAGGAATTCCAAAGAGCTTGAATAATATTCTCTCTACCAGATGGTCTAAGAATCTTATCTACAAACTCGTCCATAGAAACAGACCCATCTTTTAATCCAGAATCTAATTTCTTTATTTGGTCTACCATATCAGAGGTATAGCCAGCAGCTTTAAGTTCTTCTTCGGACATACCGCTCATTTTTTCTTTAAGATTATGAACGGCATCAGAAAGGGTTTTAGAAGATATGGTTCCGTCTTTTAAGCCCTTTTTTAACGCATCGCTGAAATCATCCGAATCGGCGACCATTTTATCGAATGCATCTCCGTTTTTACGAGCTACTTCTTGTATAGAATCGATATAACCGGCTTCGTCGGCAATACCACTGTCTAATAACTGTTTCCAACCAGAGCTTAAACCCTCACCCAATAACTTATTTCTTAACTCTGCGGATTTTCCTATCACTCCGCCTATAGAGTTAGAAATTTCAGTCAATAATTCTTTGGCTTCACCAAAATCACCAATTAAAATCTCCCAAGATTGAGTCCATCCAGATTGAGCAGATTCTTTTAAAGTATCCCATAATTGGCTAAAAGTTTTTACTTGCGTAGCTGCTTCTTCGGCAGTTTTAGCCATCTGCATAATCTCTTTAGCTTGCGATTTTGTGAAGCCTTGCTGAATAAGATCCGCTTCGTCGTAAGCTCCAGAGAATTGTTTAAGTGTCTCAGTAAGTACTTTTGTAGTTAACCATTCACCTTCTGTGAGTGATTCCCTGAACGATCCATAAGTTTTAACAGCTTGTTTGGCACCTGTACCGAGAAGCTCGGACGTCCGTATTAATGCATCCTGAAATACTTTACCGCCCATTCCGGCGTTAACTACCGAGTTCCAGTCCATAAGTGAAACTTTACCAGCAGCTAATGCCTGGGAAAGTTGGTACATTGCAGTAGAAGCTTGCTGTGATGTTGAACCGGAGATAGCTGCTAAGTTAGCAATACCTTTAATGGATTCTACTGAAGTATTAAGATCTACCCCAGCGGCCGTAAATGTACCAATATTACGGGTCATTTCCGTAAAATTGTATATTGTCTTATCAGCATAAGTATTTAACTCATCTAAAGCTCTATTTACTTGCTGAAGATTCGTTCCTTCATGCTGAGTGTTTGCCAAAATTGTCTGAACCGCATTAATCTGAGTTTCATATTCCTGAAAACCAGTTTTAATAGGGTCGATGGTTAAAGCGGAAACGATTCTTTTACCTGCATTTACTGCTGAGTTCGTTATGTTAGAGATGGCGGTTATAGCTACGACTTGTAAAGATGAGAATTTAGCTTGTACTGATGATACAGCCGTGTCCATCCCTGACATATCGAAATTTTTAGCAGCAGCATTTATATCAGTCAAGCCTTTAGTAGCGCCTGTGAGATTGAGCTTCTGCTTAAGTTTATCGAGCGTCGACATGGTAGTTGCGGTGTTTCTTTCGAAATCTTTATTGTTAAACCGCATCTCAACGACTCGTTCTTCGATCGTTTTACTCATAGACTAGTAACCTCCTTCCACGCCTCATCCGCAAGTTTATCGAAAATAGGCTGGATAGCAGGGTTAATGTAATCTCTACCCTGCACCCAACCACCGTTTCTAGTTCCATGACCATACTGTAATATGATAGCGATTGGAACTCCTTTGTTAATATGTGAATTTGAGAATACTATGGACGCTGATTCTCTGTTTTTAACTATCTCGTAATACCATGAACCGGCGGTTAAACCAGTGTCGACAGGCGTTGCAGACGCAAGGGCGGCTACACCTTCTCGACCGTATTTATCGAGACCATCGAGACGAACTGCTCTTCTCGCTTTCTCTAAAAACCTTTTAGTTTTAGAAAAGTCGCCCTTGTGACTGAAAGTTATCATATAAAATTCTCCTAATTCATCCCGAGCAACTTCTTCCAAGTTTTATTTCTAGCTGTTATTTCACCGTCTACCACACATCCATTGTCTTTCTGGAAATGTTTTACTGCCGATGTGAATTTAGATCCAGCAATACCGTCTGCGGTACCAACCTCGGAATACCCCAGAGTATGAAGTCTCTTCTGAACGAATTTAACAACTGTATGTCTGTTGTTTTTAGTAGCCGAAATGGTTAAAGTCTTACTCAAAGTCTCTGGACCAGCAATACCATCTACAGCCGCTCCGAATGATCTTTGAACATCCTTAATAAACTCTTTTTTCGTATATGTAGAAGTTGTATTGGTTGTGATATTCGAGTTAACACCTAATGAAGCATTAACTTCTTTGGCAATCATTCCAAGACGATTGTAAATATAATCGCCAGGACAAGCCTTATTAGCGAACCATCTATGTACTGTCATGTTCTGTTTATCAACCTGACCGATAAGAGATTTATCCGCTTTCCATTTGAGTTCTTTGATATTGTTACGCTTACAAATATCAGCGCAAAGTTTGATGAGAGATTTATAAACTTTGTCGTTTATAGCATACGGATGAGTCGTATCACTCGCACATTCGATTGTTATAGCTCGATGGTCGTTAGAGGCATTGGAAGAACACCATGAACGATCTTTTTCTTCAACATACATGCCGATTCGACCGTCCGATCCTATTCCGTAATTACAAGAAGCCTTTCTAGATCTTGGTTCAAACACAGCTCCTAATCTCTCAACAGAAAGCTGTCCGACTACACAATGGATTGTGATTGTGTCGATTTTATGGTTTCTCGGACTTGTTCTATTAGGACTGATAGAAATATAATCAACCATAGAACTGTTACTCATTATCACTCACCCTTTCCGTAAGTTTTAAACTGGCTTATAGTCTGAATTACTTTGTCATACCCAACCATCGCACACAACCAGCTCATGAAAATAAGTGCTACAAGATAAACGATATACTGAGTGGTAAAACCTACACCTTCAAGTAATAAATATCCGATACCAATTAATAATGAAATAACCACAGATATAAAACCGGCAATGGTGTTTGAGCAATATGTTTTCTCATGCTCATTCATGATTGTCTTAACTGCTTCAGTCGATAAACCAGTAAGAGTTGATGTAATCAGCAACCCAAATATAAAAACTTCTAAACCGACCATTATTCACCCTCCGTTTCTTCATCATCAATAGGTTTTTCGAGTTCTATTTCCTCCTCTTCTCCAATTGGATGAATAGCTGGGAAATCCTCATGCGCTCTTTTACCTCTATAATTACTGATAGCATGTTGAATGGAGTTCTTAACCATCCAAATAGCTCCGCCACACGATAATGGAATTGCCACGTTTGTCCCAATAGAAGACCACATTGATGTGTCGTAACAGTTAATGCCTATCTCGTTACTCAAGATAACAGAATTAATCGTCACTATGGTTGCAACGATCGACTGATATACATTATCGAAAATCCACATGAGAACCATCGAAATAATGAACAAATCAGAGAAGTAATTAATAGGAGATTTACGAATTTTTTCGATAAACTTCGTCTTTTTTCTCTTCAAAAACATCACCCTTTCGAATTAAGCTGCTTTCTACGAGCAGCGTTTAACGCCGCGTTACGACTCATGATTTCTCTGGTACTCATTTTCTTAGGTGGATGATTCTTAATATTACAAACCCTAATCAGAGTTAGAAGTCTGTTTAAATGCCATTTCTGACACTCAAATGGTATGTTCAACGCTATCATCCAATAATAAATAAGCTCAGCAGTAACTACTTCTCGACTGTTTCCTCTTAACTGATTATCAGAAAACACAGTAGCGGTCATAGGAGCTTCTATGTATTTATTAACTTGGTCGATGTTGCCAACAGTAAGACCGTAATACACCATCGGATTGACATTTTGTGTGAGTGTCATACATTTTATGTAATCTAGGATTTCTTCGTAAGTTTTATCATCTTTTGAAAGAAAGACTTTACACCACTTAGATTCCCATTTTGAAAGAGAAACGAGAGAATGCTCCAACTGCAATGTCTGTTCTTTCAATGTGATAAACTTGTTGTTTTTCTCATCCCACAACTTGTTAGCAGGTATTGTGATTCGAAGCATCTCTCTTTCCTCCGGTAAATTTCAAAGTTAATTTCCAGTTACAGTAGTAAGATTTGGAGTTTCGTTCAGGTTTTCGACCAAATCAGTAGGAATGAGATTGTTGATGAACTGAATGAATACGTTCGGATCAGACACCATCTCTACGAAAAGCTTCGAATACGCTTCAGTCTGCGAGAACGCAACGCTGAGTGGAATCCCCTTCGAATCTACTTTTACGAATCTTTCACCATCTTCGCTCACTTCACCGTAAGATTTGAGGATGACAGTTTTGAAGAATTTAATGATTGTGGAAGGATCTCCGGTTTCAACGATTTTATTAATCATTCCGGTTAAACCGCCTTCTTCGCTTGTTTCTATTTCAGCGATCTCAATACTGGTGAGATTGAAGTAGCATTTTTTAGTTTTCTCGTTACCTTTGTAGTCAGTGTAAGTAATATCTTTTACGATCATTGTTTTCTCCTTTCGAAATAAAAAAGAGTCGCCAGCTTACCTGAATACGACTCTTTGACAGAATGTAGAAATGGATTTTTAGTTATTATCAACCAGCCGCTTCATCGCTCATAAGAGTAGCGATTTCGTCAGGCAGCGGTAAACGAGCCTCCTCGCTTTCGCTTCCGTACAGGATAGCTTCAAGAGATGCAAGTTTAGCAGCATCGACTTTAGTAGAATCGATCGTAAGACTAGCCGTAGGCTTGAATCCAGTAACGTTAACAGGAGTCGTACTTACTTCCCAAGAGAAAGTAATAGCTTCAGGACTATCATTGATTGTTGAGAACGCCTTTTCGGACGGAGCAGCCAGAGCGCCATAAACTAAATGGAGCTTATAACCATAGTTGTCATTTTCGACATCGTTACCAACTACTGTTCTGTAACACATACCGAAAGTCTTACGAGGCTGCTGACCGATGTTGACTCCAGTCGCAATAGAAGCCGAACCATCGCATTCAGCGAACTCATCAGGGTAAGTGTAAGCTTCAATAGTAGAACCGTATTCCTCGGCAGAAATCAGGTTGAGGTATTTGATATCGTCTGCGTACAGAGGAGTAGCTTCAGCACCAGAAGGGCTTTCCGTTACGGAAATAAGACCGTTCCAAGCTACACCTTTAGAATATGTACCATCTGTCTGGATAGGGTATAATACACCATTACGAACGCCAGTTTCATAAAGACGTTCACCAGTATTGTCCCAAACAATTTTAGGCATCTGTTAATCCTCCTTGATTGTATAATGTGAATACGTCGTGATTGAGATTATCTGATGTATAATGTCGATCAAATCTGCAATAAGGAAGATTTAAGATTTTATCGATATATACACTGTCTGGATTTTTATCAATCAGTACGATCTTATATGATGGCGATTGTACATATATAGAATCGTTAGCAAAATCGTTTTCTATGTTCTGGCGAGAATATACAATCGCTGGGTATTGCATTTTTACCGACTCAGGGGGTTGAAAATACACACATCTAGAACCGAGAATATCACAAAGTATCTCATGCAATTCAAGCCTGCTCGCCATTGTACAAACCCCCTATTGTCAGTATTAGTCTAGGGTACTGAACTTCAACATTTGATATCTTCCATTCAGCACCTTGGAACTCAACATAACGCATCCAATGAAAATTATCTCTGGCATACGGATCGGCTACAATACTAATCTCATTCGCAACATTTATGTTGTCGTTAAGTTGATCGGCTGACTGAAGTCTGCGAGTATTTCGAATCAAATCACCATAATAATAGCGTTCGACAATTTGTTCTTCCCATACTCCAGGTGTTGTTTCAACCGTTTCAGCGTAACCGATTGCTCCATAAAATTTAGCCATATGTTTTCACCTCTACGTCTAATAACTCCATTTTGAATTTTATGTAAGCGCTTTCATTAACCGGAAACAGAAGAGTTCTCGATCAATTCGAGAGCAATAGCAGAGAACGGCTTAATCAGAGCGCCAGAGCAACGTGTTTCAATCAGATACTTCTGAGCATTGTAATCAATGTCAAAGTCGTCGAACATGTTGACAGCACCACCCTTATCGGCACCAACATTGTAGTCTTTGAGGTTTACGATAATGCCGATCAGAGTACGAGTCTTTCCTTCGGAATCCGTACGAGTAAGACCTTCCATAACCGGAACAGTAATAATGTCACTTACACGAAGAGCTGATTTAAGCTTATCAACCGAATCGTAAATGATTCTACCAACACCGTCTTCGAGAAGCAGACAATCAGTAAGCCAATCTTCCGTAGTGAACAGAACTGGATTACCGGAACCCTTATAGTTCTTACGGGATTTAACAGACGCACGAATCATAGCTTTAGCTTTATCGTCCGATGTAGCATTAGCGTCGACAGAAACGCCAACCTTAATAGTGAACAGATCATCGTCCGTCCAGATAGGA